TCTACAGTCTGCTGTCCGATAATTGAGACCGAAGCACTATCAGTTACATCAGTATATCCTGTAGTAGTCAGACTACCAAGAGAAAAATATTCTCCCTGAGAATTTTTATCAAAAAACCATTTTCCTCCAATGTAATCTGGACCAACACCCAATGTTAGAAGACCTGCGGATGGAGATCCTGGTCCATATACGTTACCATATCCTACAATTTTCTTTGCCTTTAGATCAGGAACTTTGAATGTTCCTAAATCAGTTTCACCATAATATTCTAAAACATTTTGAGTAGAAATTGCTTGTAATTGTCCTACACTATTGAAATTAAATTGCAGAGCAAGACCAGTTCCAGATCCAGCACCACCTAAAGTCCATGTAGGAGGATTTGAAGGATCGTAACCATAACCCAAGTTAGTAACAGTTACACCTGTTACAGTTCCATTTGTATCAATAACAAGTTGACCAGAAATTACTTTCAAGTCACCAGGATTATTGGCATCATAGTTTGGTGGGTTTGCAAAAGTAATTGTGGTTCCTGAGTTGTAATTAGATCCGCCATTAGTTACAGAAATTTCTGGTCTTGATGTACCACCATACTCATTTCCAATAATTCTGTATAGTGCAGGAAAATCTCCAATATTATATTCGGTTCCATCGCAATACAAATATCCAGGATATTGATACTCTGGATTAATTTCTGTCGCTGCATCACCAGATTGTGTGATGTATCTTTTATACAATCCATTACCAGGAATGTATTCATTATCATACACGTCATCAATCGCTTTGAAAGTGGTTACAATAGAACCAATCTCAGTGGAATCGCAACCCTTATCGGTGTAGTATAAGGGTCTTGTATTTCTATATTGGGGAGCTGACGATACCATGTTAGATCTTGATCAGATATTCTAAAACAATAAATGGAGCAGAAACATTATCAACTGAAGCAGACTGGTCAACAGAAAGATTCAATACTGTTTTCAACGCATCAGGTGAGATCTCTAAGGGATCTGTTTTCAATGCGAAATTATGATCTCCCTTGTCAATAGTTACTTTATGGAAGTGATTTGTGGGATCTCCTTCCTGATCTAATTCAGTTGACTCACTAAATTCGTTGAATAGTGATGCGTATATTCTACTAGTATCACTATTTAGATTGCCATTTAAAGGAACAACATCTACAAGGGAGATATCTCTCCAATCAACTGGTGCAGTACCAGTGTCATATGTAGCGTTAACATCTTGTGAGGTGTTGATAGAATTGTTTGTATCATCTGGAATACATGGTAAAAATGGAGCTGTAGAACCAGAGTCACTCTTTGGTTGTAGTCCATTTAACTGATATGCACCCTGAGAAATTGGATAGTTGTCCCAATCATCTTTCAATAGACAAAAATATCTCCACTGATCTTCTAAAATAGCACCACCATTGTAGCAACCATTACTGTATGTCGTTGGGTCAATTGTTCCAGAAAATGCACCAAAGTAAAATTGATATCCGCGAGCATATGAGTTTGATGCCATTGCTTTACATGGAGGTTGGTTGTTTCCTGGGAAGTTACTAGCACCACTTGCTTTAGTTTCATCCAACCAATCATCAATTGGAATAGTTGATGCGTTCCAGAATGCAACCTGTCCTACTGCCTGGGGATCTTGTAAGTTTGAAGGAGCAGCAGCATCAATTTCATTAACTGCTCTTAGTCTTGTTCTAACACCTTGGAAAAAGTGAGCATGACCGTGAAGTCCACTATCAGGAACACTTTCAGTATCAGTCACTTTACCTGCCTGAGTACCAACTGTCCAAGATGGTTTACCTTTCAATTCAATTGTTTGAGATGGAACAATAAATGTTCCAGAATATGTCAATTGGATTGATGTTCCCAGAGTTGCTGTTGCTTCAATACCAATACCAGATCTGCTAATCTCATTACCTGCTTGATTTTCTACACGAATAGATTTATATTGACCTGCATCAGGTCCATCAACTGGTTTGGGATACTTAGATCCTAAATCTGGCACAACAAATTGATTATCTGTTAGAGTTTGTAATGGTTCTCCATCAAGATCTCTCCTTACAAATTTTCCACTAGTTCCAACTCCACAAATTGCTGCTAGTTGTGGATAGTCAACAACATTATATACTGTGCCATCACATCTTAGATATCCAGATGGCAATTTATCTTTGTTATCGTTACTATTGATATCAGGATTTACCTGAACTGGCCAGATAATTATTTGACCAGTCAGATTACCATATTTTGCTCTTTCGGATGCGTAAACTCTGGTCATCAGAATGCCTTAATTAAATATACGATATTCATTGACGCTTGGTCAGTATTCACAATAATATTTAGAGCGTCATTAAGATTATCTGGACTTACATCCCCAATACTAATATCATTTAGAGGGAATGTCGCTGGTGGATTTAGTGATCCACGAGACATTCCAATATCAAATGATCCATGGTTATGTGATGTAAATGATGAGTCATTCGGATTGTTTGTACCGAAGTTGCTTAGTGAAGTTGGCCAAGAACCCTCTCTAAATTTAACTGTGGTGTTTGTGTTTGCACCAATTGTTGGGAATGCAATAGAAATTTTATAAACATAGTTAGAGTCATCAGTTCCAGAATCTCGCTCAATTGATGTAATATAAGTTCCCTTTGCAAATACATCACCATCAATTAACATCCATGGGTGAATCTTATCATATTGATACCATGTAACAATATTGGGTGCTGCTCCAGATGTCAATGTATTTTTAATATTTGTTCCTGCAGGAAGATTAAACTCTGTAACACCCTGAGCAATGTTAACTCCAGTAACCTCAAATGTATTTGCTGGGTTTTCTGGGTTATCAATAACATTCAAATATGTTCCCTTACTATGACCATAAAAATTTCTTCTGTTACCAAACAAAGTTGGTTTAGGGAATAATCCTGTCCAAGAATAATTTGCGTGAGTTTTTACAGGATCATATGGAAACTGACCAGTATACTGTGTTCCTGCAAAGTTTACTGACTGACTAGCTGCTTGTGGACTATTTCTAGTTGGTGTTCCATCATGCCAATCTGGTGCTGGAACTTGAGACCAGTAATCTTTTCCAGCATCATTCACAAAATCATGGAATCTATCACAAACAGGTAGAGTATGTTCATAAGTATTATCACCATAGAATGCCATTAAAGTTCTACCCTGCTGCCAAGATGGTGCTTGTGAGTCACTAGGTAAAAGAGCACAAGTGTGATTTGTTGAAGCAATAACACTACAGTTAGGGTGTGGTGTATTTCCACTAACTTCAATGTTTGTAGACGAAAAAATCTGGGGACCGTAAAAGTTTGCTTGTGCCGATGGGAATGTACCTGGGTGTGAGTGTCCAGGAGTATGGTTAATACCCAACTTTCTATTCAACGTAGTAATTGAGGCAGTAAAATCTGGATCAGTAATACTCATGTTGGTAAATTTACCAGATAAATTTGTACCAACAGGAAGAACAAAGTCAATATCTGCGTTTGCAGAGTACACTGTTTTAATTACAGCAGTAGTACCAAATCCAGTGATAAGATCTGATAACTTACTACCTTCAGCATCAAATATAGTATTCAATACATCACCCTGACCCATTTGATATGTTGAATCCGCCAAATACTCTGGTTCTAAGTCCATCATAGCTCTGTTAGAGATATCAGGCAGAACAAATTTATCTGTTGCATTATAATTTGGGAACTCACCAGTGATGGTGCCACCATAAGTGGTGCCCAATTCAGATGCTAGAACTGGATAATCAGTAGCATCAACCTCACTGCCATCACAAACTCTCCATCCTCTAGGAACGTTGTCAGCTGAGAAACCTTCAAATCCGTTCCCGCCCCATGGCATGATGGTGCCAATACGGGCGGTTTTCATTGTCTTGATAGAATTGTAGTATTGAGCCATGTGTTATCAGAGTTCTGTTAACCACCATCCACGTAGATTGGATGGAATAGAAGTTGCATTTGGATCACCAGCAGCATCAGTAGGTCCAACGTAAATTAGTCCGAACGATGCGTTTCTAGTTTGAACGATTAGTTCTCCACTATCCCAAGCAGTGGTGAGTGTTCCACTACCTGCTTGAATCTTACTACCAGAAATATCACCTTGGATTGCAGTTGACTGGTTGTTGATCTTGAGTGCTCTCAAGACTAAGTTGGTGTTGTAAGTCAAGTTACCACTAACTTCAACAAATCTAATCATGTCACCAGTTTCAGCATAATCTGGTAGATATAGAACCATATTGGTTCCTGCTGGGTTGTTGAGTAGATAGTTGTTATTTGGTTGTAGTGGGTTAGTCTGAGTCTGTCCAAGTCCAGTTAGAGATTGCTCAACATATGTGTATCTGCGTCCACCGTTTCTAGTGAAGTAACGACTAATACCAAATGCATCAATTGAACAATCCTGATAGATCTTAAAGTCTCTAGGACCAACAGTTCCACCAGTTCCTGCTCCTCCCATGTTGTCAATGTGGAGGACAGCAAGATCAGAGTCACCAACATCTGTAGTAACAACCTTACCTTTGATGTAAAGTTGTTCGCCCATGTTGACGTTTCCTTGCTCATTAAAGACACGGAATACATCATCGTTAGTGCATACACCGTTCGCTTCGCAAGTATCAGTCTGAACTCTAAGGTCATCTAGGAATGTACCACCACCCTTAATCCAGAGACCGTTCTTACCAGTCTTAGGATCAAGAACTGCACCGTCAGCAGGGTGATCATCATCGTTAGAGATGTTGAATAGTAGTGTCTCACCATCAGAACCCCAGATTCTAAATTCACCACTGTAGATGTTAACTTCATCAAAGATGGTAGTTGAACCACCACCGAAGAAGTTAGTGAGTTCTCCAGTAACTGCTTGTGCAGCAGACTGTGTACCTTTAGCAATACGGACACCATAAGAGGAGTTATTGCCATCAATAGAATCTGCCCAGAACCATTCTTGTGAATTACCTGTTACGATTCTCAAGAAGTGTGAGGTATCAAGTTTGTTACCGACAAGTCTAGAATCTTTCAGTCTTAGGCGAATCTTGTTAGCATTTGTGTTTGGAGCTTCAACAGCAGTTCTACCAGTAGCAGGGATATCATCAATCAGAGTTGTCGTATATCCATACTTTCTAAGTTTAATTACTGTTGCACCAGCAGACCAGTTTTGCTTACCAGATCCCTCAGCACCTCTACCACCATTTGGATATTCAGATGCAGGATACTCAGCATTATAGATTGTTGGTAGATAATCCTGACCGCTGCTCTCATATGGATCATCAGTCAACAGAATAATCTCTGCCTGAGTAGTTGAGTAGATAAGAACTAGATCACCCTTCTGGAATGCAGTCTTGTCATCAATTGGAATATTCCAATCGTCAACAGTAAATCCAACAGAAACTTGGGAGATAGGACCATTAACAGCGTTAAGTGTCTGCTTATCAAATCTATAACCATGAACAACACTTGTTCCCTTGGTATGTGCAATTGGTGTTCCGCTCCAGTATCCACCGATAGCGAAGACTGTACCAACAGTGCTACCAACAGACATGTCACCATTACACATGTTGACATCCCAGACTGGTCCTTCGTCATTCTTGATAGTTAACTTATCATCAAGAGAAGGATCAGGACTTGGATATTCTCCTGTAGTTCCACCACAAGAACCCTGAAGACTTAGAGTTCCATTGATAATTGTTGTGTTGGAGTTGATGATTGTATCACCAGTTACAGAGTTGATCTCAAATACGGTGGTTTCACTACCAGTGTCACAACCATTCTTGACTGCGAACTTCTTAGCAACTTGATCAAGAACAGTATCAATCTTGAATACCTCACCTTGATCATCAACACCGTCACCAGCAGGAGTACCGTCTTCTCTATCAATGATCAAGTAGTCATTGATATCAAGAGATCCACCAAACTGTGATAGATAAACATTCTCTTTCTCTGCACTAGTTCCAGTGCCATCAATTAGTTGTGTTGTCCATGTAGCGTTAAACTGTACGGTACACTTGTAAATTGCAGAAGTATCAGTGTGATCTGATCTAATAGCAGTAAATGTACCAAATGGTTGTCTTTCAACTACAAGGTAGTAAGGAGCAGTGCTGATTCTTGGTAGTGAAACAACTTTCAAGAACTCAGCGTGTCTTGATCCAGTTTCAGGAGTATCAAGAAGAAGAATATCATTCTCATTGAAATACTGATCACCATTTGAATCATATGGACTGTTCTTAAGTGGCAAGTAGTATTGCTTACCAGTTAGAGCAGGAAGGACTGTTGGTTCAACAGTTCCAGGGATCTGTGTGATTTCTTCTTGGTAATCAGTGCTACCCCATTCTCCAGAACCAGCGGTATCAAGAGCGTTGTATACATCACTAGTTGTAGCAACTCTAAGGACATCAATGATATCAACGTTAGAATTGTAGATGTTATTGCCAAGGTCTCCAGTAGCATGTTGGAATGCAGGTGAACCCATTTGTGCTCTGAAAGCAGTGAATGAGTAAGAAGCAAATCCACCACAGAGAGTAATATCAGAATTAACTCTGAGAGTAGAATCAACAATTAGGTTGTTTCTAACTGTGGTGCTACCACCCTGACCACCAATCGTAATCGCAGAAGCATTAGTTGCAAGATCAAGAGCAGCAGTAGCACTATTTCCAGAGAAGAACTCAACACTACCAGCAGTTGAAGTCAACTTAACAGTGTCATTAAGACCTCTAAGTGTGCCCAACTGGAAGTCACCAGCAGTCTTAAACGCTTTGTTCTTAACTAGAGTATATGATAGTGATTCGTTGTTATTGTATGCACCACCAATCTCAACCTTAGAGATGTTAGTTGCTGTATCTGGTGTAGTACCAAGGAAGATGTTACTGTGTAGGCAATCTTGACCGATTCTGATGAATTGATCAGCAGTCTGATCATTTAGAACCTCTAGAGTTGTTCCCTTAGGAGCAATCTTAAGAGTGCCAGTAAATGTAGTATCAGGTAGGAATTCAAATGTTCCAGTTGTGATGTCAGTTCTTACCTGTGCGGTATTTGTTCCACCACCACCATGAATTTCAATGTCCTCTTGGAATCTAGCATCACCAGTGAATCTAGACTCACCATCAACAACCAGTGCTCTGTCTAGTTCAGTATTAGTTACATTAATACCAACACGACCGTTGTTTGTTGTAGCAACTCTGAAGGTTGCCTCATTGTTTGGATTAGCACTGTCACCACCGACGAGCAATGCATTGTCTTCTGCATCCTCAGTTCTAGCAGAGAATGCATCATGATCTAGATAATCAGCAATAGTCTTACCACTAATAAACGCTGTACCAACAACGTCAAGGTTTGCACGAGGATCAGTTGCAGTATCAGTAAATGCAGTTTGATATGCATCGTGTGCAGATCTTGCAACGGTATTGATTCCGAGTCTGTAATCACCGATAGTATCAGTCTCGGTTCTGAGTGCCTCAGCACCAAGAACACCAACTTCCTTCCATGCAGAGTTAGAGAACTCTAAGGAAACACCAGCGCCGATTGCAACTTCAGTTGCCCAAAGTCTTGGGTTTTCATTGTTAACATTACCTCTGTTCTCAATGATTGCAATCTGACAAGAGGTTGCGGTATTAGAGAATCCAGAAGCAATAACCTGCCAGAGACCATTGAATGCATTATCAC